TTACATCAATTGGGCCAAAGGATTGCCAGTGGACTATGAAGGCAAAGGCGCCGCAATAGTGGATATCGCTGAAATTAAAGGAGTTTTATTGTCATAAACACTTTACTTTTGATGCTAAGTGTGATATAATATACATATAAAATAAATTATGGAGAAAGTGATATGAAAATTCCTGCAAAGTTTTGGGAATCATTAGGGCAGTATCAATACGGCTATTGGCCCGATGGCATATTTGACACGTCAATAGCGCCAAAATATATAGGTAGAGGGCAAAAGGATCGTTGTGTAGACCATCTTATAAATAAAGACGTTAACATAAACGACCTAGTGATCATATGTCGTAACACGGAAAAATTTACTGTGGAAAGGGAAGCTACTGCAGCAGTTCAAGCTGCATGTGAGTCCCTGTTGATTACCCTATTTGACCCAAAACTTAATAAAATTGCAGGCATGTATTCACACACATGGTGTAAAATGCGCGCATTAGATTTATACGCTGAATGGCAAAAACAACAGATTAATATCCCCGATGAACAACAAAAATTTTACAGTCTGTACGGCACGTATATCCGAGATCATGTCAAGAGTTCACAAAGTACTGGCCAGCAATTCACATACCATTCAAAGTCCGGTAACAGTACAGAGTATCATTTAACTATTGTACCAACTATTGCTGGATATATCCCAACAGTGAAAGTTAAGTTCAATAAGCCTGCTGGACCCGAACGCGAGACCCTTAAAGAACAATGGTTGCAAGATAACCCCCTGGTTGAAAGTGAAACTAACGGCGAATACTTGCACATCAATGGTTTATCAATTGATGATGCTATTGAATTATGGGTGAGTTAATGCAGAAACGAGTAGGAATAACGTGCTCCACCTTTGACTTGTTACACTCGGGCCACGTCATGATGTTGAGAGAGGCAAAGACTGTCTGCGATTACTTAATCTGTGCTCTACAGAATGACCCGTCGGTCGACCGGCCAAACAAAAACCAACCAATTCAAAACATTGTCGAAAGACAAGCTCAACTATCGGCTATTAGATATGTGGACGAGATCCTAGTGTATAATACCGAAGAGGAGTTGATGGATATTCTAGGCATGTATCAGATAGATGTCAAGATTATGGGTGAAGAGTATAGAGATAAAGACTTCACTGGAAGAGATTTGTGTAAACAACGAGATATTGATTTCTACTTTAATAAAAGAGATCATAGGTTCTCCTCTTCCGATTTACGAAAAAGAGTTGTAGAAAACACTTTACAAACTGATTAAAGCCTGTTATAATATACACATACATAAAAAAGAGGAGAGATATGCCAAGCATCAATTTAACGCCTAGGGTAAACACGAACCCCAAGGATAAGCGACCACAAAAAGAAATGCCCTTTGAAGTTGCATTACGCAAATTTAAGAAGGCTGTTGACCGAGCAGGTACTCTGCAAGATGTTCGTAGGAAGGAATATTACGAAAAGCCTACATGGAAGAAGAAACGCAAGAAGGCAGAGGCCAAAGCTAGAACCAAGAAAGAGGAACGCATGTCGGGAAACTTTCAACCTAGGAGAAAATATTAATGTCTATAATGGATAAACTAAAAAAGAACTCTAAGATTAAAACTACAGATATACTGTCTGATAGTATTTTCTTCGGCGAGAAAACCTCAGTTAAAACTGAAGTACCTATGATTAATGTTGCACTATCGGGCGATCCCGAAGGTGGACTCACATCTGGTCTTACTGTATTGGCTGGGCCATCTAAACACTTTAAGACATCATTTGCCTTATTAATGGCAAGTGCTTATCTCAAAGAACATAAAGATGCTGTAATGCTATTTTATGATTCCGAGTTCGGATCACCACAATCATACTTTGAAGCCTTTGGCATTGATACCACACGTGTTCTTCACACACCTATTACGGATGTGGAACAACTAAAGTTTGATCTGGTAGGCCAATTAGATAACATTGATCGTAAAGATAAAGTGATTATTGTCATTGATTCGATCGGTAACCTTGCTTCTAAGAAAGAACTAGAAGACGCCTTGAATGAAAAATCAGTTGCTGATATGTCCAGAGCTAAGGCTATTAAGGGACTATTCCGTATGGTTACCCCATACCTGACAATGAAAGATGTCTCTCTATTGGCAATCAACCATACGTATCAAGAAATGGGCCTATTCCCTAAAGCAGTTGTTTCAGGTGGCACGGGTATTTACTACTCAGCCGATAACATCTGGATTATTGGTCGTAGACAGAACAAGACTGGCATGGAGGTTACGGGATATGATTTTATTATCAATGTTGAGAAGTCTCGAATGGTTAAAGAGAAATCTAAGATCCCAGTATCTGTATCTTGGGACGGTGGTGTTGAACGTAACAGTGGTCTTCTTGAGATTGCTATTGCTGGTGGGTTTGTCATTAAACCTAGTAATGGTTGGTACAATGTTGTTGACCAAGAGACTGGTGAAGTGGTGGAACCAAAGGTAAGAGAGAAGCAAACTAGAACGGACGAGTTCTGGAAACCTATTGTTAATACTGCTAAGTTCAGAGAATTTCTGATCAACCAGTATCAGATTGGCCATAAATCACTTATTGACTTTGATCCGGAGCAGATCTAATGACAGGTATCTCTGAGTATGATTATAGTTTCGTTGAGAATGATTCTTCTGAATTCTATGGCATCAAGCTTAAAGGTAGTTCACCCTATGCTGGGGTAGTAGTTGTATATGGCACGGTATCAATTAAGGAGAGTGAGGACGCGGATTTCGCCACTCTCTCTTTTTCATATAACGTGCAAGAGCCCGGGACATTTAATGCTGATGAATTAGAAAAAAGCGAAGAGTTTAAAAACTATCTAGGTGATTTACTTAGTGTTATTATTAATACACACGTAGAGGAAAAAAGTGGAAATAGCGAATCAACTACCGACACACATTCTTAATCACTTATTAAATAATGAGGATTATTGCAGACGTGTAGTACCATATCTGCAGAAGGAATACTTTGATGGCACACATAAAACTGTCTTTGATTTGATAGTTAAGTTTGTTGCTAAACATAACAAATTACCAACCAGTAAAGTCCTTGACCTAGAGCTTAGAAAGATTGACGCGCCAGATGATGTTTTAAACAACGCTGCTAAGTTGATAGGTGAGATCAAAGTTAAATCTGATATTGATACAGAATACCTTATTACTGAGTCGGAGAAGTGGTGTAAGGATAAGGCGGTATATAATGCTATAATGGATTCGATTCAAATTATTGACGGCAAAGATACTGAAAGAAGTGATGGTGCTATACCTGAAATTTTATCAAAGGCTCTTGGTGTCTCATTTGATCAGGCCATCGGCCACGATTACATTGACAATGCTGACGACAGATTTGAATTCTATAATCGAGTCGAAGACAAGATACCATTTGATTTGGAATACTTCAATAAGATCACTAAGGGTGGCTTACCCAATAAAACCTTGAATATTGCCTTAGCAGGTACGGGTGTGGGTAAGTCACTATTTATGACTCATTGTGCATCCCATGTACTAGAACAGGGTAAAAATGTATTATATATCACGCTGGAAATGTCCGAAGAAAAGGTCGCAGAAAGAATAGATGCTAACTTAATGGACGTACCCATTCAGAACTTAGATACGATGCCTAAAAACGTATTCGATACTAAGATTCAAAAGATTGCTGGTGCTTCCATAGGTAAGTTGATCATTAAAGAGTATCCCACAGGGTCTGCTCATGCTGGTCACTTTAGAGCATTGCTTAATGAATTGAAGCTTAAAAAGAACTTTATGCCTGATATGATTTATATTGACTACCTAAACATCTGTTCATCAAGTCGTATGAAAGGGATGGGTGGAAGTATAAATAGTTATACCTACATTAAGGCTATTGCAGAAGAATTACGAGGCCTTGCTGTAGAGTTCGATGTTCCTATTATGAGTGCTACTCAGACCACAAGAAGTGGATTTGGTAATACTGATGTAGGGTTAGAAGACACATCGGAATCATTTGGATTACCTGCAACGGCTGATCTTATGTTTGCTCTTATATCTACAGAGGAACTGGAAGAATTAGGCCAGATCATGGTGAAACAATTGAAAAATCGGTACAATGACGTTAGTTACTATAAGAGATTTGTAGTAGGCATTGACCGTTCCCGCATGAAATTATATGATGTAGAAGAATCAGCTCAGTCCGACATTATGTCAGATTCGAGTATACCCGATAAACCAATTGCAACGTGGGGTAATAATGATTCCAAAGACACGTTTGCAGACTTTAAAATATAGGAGATAAATATGGATATGATAACTAACTGGGTAAAAGATAGACTACCCGAAAGAACATCATGGGATGGAGCTACACTAATTGCAATTTGCGGTGGGGTAATTCTATTCGGTGGTATAGCTAAATTAGTTGCTTGGGCAGGACTAGCTTGGGGTATTTACACATTGGTACAAAAAGAGGCTTAACTATAATATGTTCAATGCGAGACTTATATCATATAGTCAACCACCTGCAGACAGTGATCTTAACGAAGACCTTCTCCAGATGGTTGCATATTGTGCTAGGGTATCAAACCCAGACAATCAACAAAACGAAGTAACTTCGGAAAAACTAGTTAAATATCTAATGAAACATAAACACTGGTCACCACTTGAAATGGTGTCGGTTTGTATGGAAGTAGAAACCACTAGGGACATTGCACGTCAGATGCTACGTCACCGAAGCTTTAGTTTCCAAGAATTCTCTCAACGATATGCCGACCCTACTAAAGAGTTGTCATTTGTCCGAAGAGGGGCTCGAATGCAAGATCCTAAGAATAGACAGAACAGTATTGATGCTGCAAATGTTGAACTCCAAGATCAATGGGATATGAGGCAGCAGGCAGTAATTCATGCCGCTACTGATGCCTATAGTTGGGCAATCGAAAATGGTATTGCTAAAGAACAAGCTAGGGCCGTCTTGCCCGAAGGTAACACCGTAAGCAGATTATACATGAATGGTACACTTAGGTCGTGGATTCACTACTGTGATTTACGTATGGCCAATGGTACTCAACGTGAGCATATGGACATAGCCAAGGCTTGTGCTGAAGTTATATATAAAGTATTCCCCGTAGAAATTAACTAAAATTCGCGCCCTTAGCTCAATCGGATAGAGCAACGGCCTTCTAAGCCGTGGGTCAGAGGTTCGAATCCTCTCGGGCGTACCAAAAATGAAAACCCTAGATCTTCACAACACGAAACACGATGATGTGGAACTCAAGGTTATTAATTTTTTGAACTGGCAAGATCCTCCCGTCCGTATAGTAACGGGAAAATCAGAAAGAATGCAATTTATTGTTGAGGGAGTTGTCAAGAAGTATGGCTATGTATGTTATCACGAAAGCACACTGAATCCCGGTGCATTGATAGTTTCGGAAAAAGAATGGTAAGAGGGTACCACCCAAAAAAGCCCGATGTTGGAGATTTAATTCGAATTACTCCCCCCTACGGTTCAAAGAGTATTGAAGCACTCGATGAAGACAGTCCATATGAAGTCTCGGAAGTGAAGAGTGGGGCGATATGCATGGTACTGAGAATAACTGGAAACTTTTATGGGGACGACATTTATCACCTTAAGTGTATGGGAGAGGAAAAGATTGTTGAAATAAACGATTATGTCAATGGGATGGAGTGGTGTGAAATAATATCAGAAAAAGAGGAAAACACAAAATGAAGATTGAAGAATTTTACGACAACCTGCCCTATAGAGTTAAAGAGGACGCAGGCCTCCCAACAAATTATTCTAGAATGACCTTTTCACAGCAGAGACTAGTTGCAAACCTTTTCGACTACGAAGAGCGCACCGAAAAACATCGCAATCATATGGAAGACGTGATGGCAGAAGCAGAGGTCTTGGCCTACGAAACAAGACTTATTGCAGAAAATCTCGCAAACATGTGCACAGAGATGAAACTCCCCCCTCTTGACAGAGAATAAAAAAAACATTGAAATATTTGCTTCAAATGTTGTAATATTGTTAGAAGCAATG